CCTTTTTGGAGGGTTGGTATTCCTTGTAGGAAGTTTAGTTGAACTAATCGGCAAAAGGAAATCTAAAAGATAAAATCAAGGAGGTCACAGATTGAAACGAAGAAAAAGCATATCTAAAGCCACTAGACAAAAAGTTTTGGATAAATACGGTGGTCACTGTGCATATTGTGGCAAGATTTTGGATTTGAAAACTTTGAGAGTGGATCATTTGCATCCTCACTATCGAGGTGGAGAAGATAGTTTTGAAAACTATATGCCTGCTTGTTATCAATGTAATTTCTACAAATCTACTCTTCTGTTAGATGAATTCAGAGAGCAGATGTCTACCTTGCACGAGAGAATCAGTAAGCCATTTATAGCAAGACTTGGGTTAGATTATGGAATCATCAAAATCGAACCATTCAACGGAAAATTTTATTTCGAGGAGGTAACATGAGACGATTCATAGCAATCTGGATTCTTCTATCTGCTGGATTGAATATCTGGCAGATGGGCAGGATTGCAGAACTAGAAGAAAAGCGCCCGATTGTAATCTACAAAGCAGATAACAAAGGCGCAGAAATTAAAGGTAAAGTCGTCCACAAGGAGAAAATTGGCGACATGCACACAATCACTATTAAAAATTATGGCATTTTCGTAGTCACGCAAACAAGCTACGAATCTTTAAGGATTGGAGACGAGGTGAGATTATGAAACTCAAATTTAGAGCGTGGTATGTGTTGGCAGAAGAAATGATTGACGAAATACTGATGATTTCATTCGTTAGAAAAGAAATCATAGGGAAGTTTAGCGACGGTTCTACATCGGTTCCGTTAAAGTTTGAAGATAAGCGAAATGGAGAAGATGTTGTCCTCATGCAATCAACAGGACTTTTTGACATAAATGGCAAGGAAGTGTTCGTCGGTGACATCGTTAAATGTACAAGAGGATGTCTCCATGAAGTGTATTTAGAAAAAGAATACGGTGGTACATTCATAGGCGGCATGCCTGCAGTTTATCTAAAAGGATTGAGTGAAGGATATGCGTGGACCGGATATGAGGAAATCATCGGCAACGTCTATGAAAACAAGGAACTTTTGGAGGAGAAGGAGTGAGATATTTTAAAATCCTATGTATTGTTTTATTCGCATCCTTACTCGTAGCATGTCACCAGATTTCGAGTGGGACAGTGGTAGATAAGTACATTGATGAACCTCACACAACGTTCATACCTGTTATGAATGGTAAAAGTTCGGTACTTGTGCCAACCAGAACCAAAAGAAAATATATTCTGGTCGTTTCAGGATATGCAGGTAATAAGCAAGTTGAAGAAACATTTGAAGTGACAGCTGAGGAATACAAATACTATGAAATTGGCAATACTTTTATACAAGATGCCGTTTTAGAGAATAAGGAAGGGGATAAACAATGAGACCAAAAAGATATCCGTATTCAGGAAAAATAAAAAAGCAAGAAAAGCCTTCTGATGTGACTTTACCCGATTTAGTCGTTTTACCTAACGTTTCTTTTAGAAAAGAACTAATCAAACATGTCTACACGGTCACTAGATATCATGATGGCTGTACAATCATTCGTTTCAGAATTCCAAGATTTTTAGGAGCATACGATGAGCAAAGGGTCGAAGTAAAACTTAGCTATGAGGAAACCCTCAAGATACTAAATAGCTATTAAAACAAAAAAGCCAAGACACTCTCTGTCTCAGCTAATAGTTATCGCACAGACTATTATATCACAAAGGAGATAGAGAGTGAAGGCTAAAGAGCTCTTGAAAGAGTTGCAGGATCTAGACATGGACATCCAAAGCCGTATAGATGAAATCAATGAGCTTGAGGCAGGTTTGCTCTCAAGCCCTAAGTGGTCAGATGTCAAAGTCCAAGGCGGACAGACTAGAAAAGTTGACGATGTCTATACTCAGCTTGTAGTGATGAAAGAGGCTATAGAACAGGATACCAAGGAAGTTATTAACAGAAAGCTTGAATTAGGTAGAATGATCAATAGGCTTAAAAATCCAAAAAGCAGGTCTGTCCTTAGAATGACTTACATTACTAAGACCTACATTGAGGATATTTGCGACAATTTGAGAATAAGTAAGGCAACTTATTACAGATTACGCAAACAGGCTGAGTCTGAACTAGAGGAGACTATCATAGACAAAGTGAGCTAAAGTGAGTGCGCATGAAGTCTAAAATCTGTTAAAATGGTAGTATCAAGAATTAAAGCAAAGGCACCTTAGGCAACGACCTAGAAAAGCTTCTGAAAAACTGCTGGCTTGGGTTACCAGTGGCGATAGAGTAGGATGTTTTAATATCGCAAAAAAGACTACAAAAAATAAAAAAGAAAAAAGTAATTTCTAATTAACACCGCAAGTCTGTAGTCTGCTTGCACCAAGTCACTCTTTGAGTGGCTTTTTATTTTGTCGGAAAGGAGGTAGTCCGGTGAGTGGATAAATTAACCCCAAAACAAGAGCTATTTGTCCAAGGGATAATCTCCGGACTATCTCAAAGACAAGCGTATAGACAAGCCTATCCATCGGCGAAAGGATGGCTAGATAGTAGTGTAGATAGCAAAGCAGCCGTCTTACTTCAAAATGTAAAGGTTTTGTCAAGGTATCGTGAGTTGCTAAAACAGTTCTCAAACATGTCTCTATGGTCCAGAGAGCAGGCTTTTAATGAGTATGAATGGCTCAAGAACAAGGCAAGAGCTAGTATTGAACAAGATGGGATAAGGCAAGCTAATTCTAACGCTTTTCTTTCGGCTTTGGATGGCATGAATAACATGGCTTGGAAAGACTTTGAATTGACAGACGATAAAATCAGACAAGAGATTGAATTGCTCAAGATCAAGATTGAAAGCAACCAAGGCTCCAAGTCTGATACTACTCTCATGGAAGCTCTCTTAAATGCGGTAAAAGGTGGTGATGAGGTTGAAGATTGATTTTTCAAACAAACAACTCAACATCATTCGTAGACCGTTCAACTATGAGCTTGAGGTCAACGAGGGCACGCCTCGAAGCGGTAAGACAACCGCTGGTCATTTTAGGTATGCAAGATACTTGATTGAGTCACCAGACGAGAACCATTTGATAGCTGCATACAATCAAGAGCAAGCCTACCGCCTATTTATTGACGGCGACGGAACAGGTCTAATGCATATCTTCGATGGCAATTGTAAAATCAAGCATGATGAACACGGAGACCACCTCTTAATTGATACACCAAGCGGCACTAAACGGGTTTACTATAAAGGGGGCGGTAAAGCGAATAGTGTGGGTGCTATCACTGGTATGTCTTTAGGCTCAGTGGTCTTTTGTGAAATCAATCTGCTGAACATGGACTTTATCCAGGAGGCATTCAGACGGACGTGGGCCGCTAAGCTCAGATATCATCTGGCCGACCTAAACCCTCCAGCGCCACAACATCCAGTTATTAAGGATGTCTTTGACGTCCAAAATACACGCTGGACGCATTGGACCATGGATGACAATCCGATTCTGTCTGAAGAGCGTAAGCAATCTATTATTCAATCGCTGAAGAAGAATCCTTATCTCTACAAGAGAGACGTCCTTGGTCAGAGGGTGATGCCTCAGGGCGTTATTTACGGCCTATTTGACCTTGAAAAGAACATCAAGGATAACTTGGTAGGCGAACCTATAGAAATGTTTTTCAATGGCGATGGTGGACAATCTGACGCCACCTCGATGTCTTGTAACATTGTTACTAAGCATAGAGAGAACAACAAGACTTTCTTCAGACTTAACCGTGTAGCTCATTATTACCATAGCGGAGCTGAGACTGGCCAAGTCAAGGCTATGTCTACCTATGCAGTCGAGCTTCGAGCGTTCATTCAGTGGTGTGTTAGCAAGTATCAGATGCGCTATACCGATGTCTGGATTGACCCAGCGTGTAGATCCTTACGAGAGGAATTGCACAAGCTAGGCATTCAGACAAGAGGGGCTTTGAATAATGCTCACGATGTGAGTAGCAAGGCGAAGGGTATCGAGGTAGGGATTGAACGTGGCCAGAACATTATATCTTCAGGTCAGTTCTTGCTTATCAATCACTCTGAGGAAGAGTACGACCATTACTATTTCTTGAAAGAGATTGGCCTTTACAGCCGGGATGATAGCGGACGGCCAATTGACAAAGATAACCACGCAATGGACGAATTTAGATATAGTGTGAACGTATTCTATAAGCGTTACGCCAATTTTTAGCAACAAGGAGCCGATAAATGGGCATTATTCAATTTGTCAAAAATCTATTGAAGAGAGGACAGTATGCAATGACGACAGAAAGTCTAGCAAGTATCACAGACCATCCTAAAATCGCAGTGACAAGCGCAGAGTATCGTCGGATCAACGAGAACCTAAGATACTATCAGAGCAACATCGAGAAGATAACATACACGAATTCGGACGGTATCAAGAAACAAAGAGAAGCGACTCATTTGCCAATCGCTCGGACCGCTGCCAAAAAGATTGCCAGTCTGGTCTTTAACGAGCAGGCTTCGATTAAATTGGACGATAAAGAAGCAAATACATTCATTCAAGAAACATTGAAGAATGACCGCTTCAATAAGAATTTTGAACGCTATCTTGAGAGTTGTTTAGCCCTGGGCGGTCTTGCTATGAGGCCTTATGTGGATAATGGACGAGTGAGAGTGTCATTCATTCAAGCGCCAGTTTTTTTACCACTTCAATCTAACACGCAGGATATTTCAAGCGCTGCTATCGTGACTAAAACGATTAAAGCTTCAGGTCAGAAGAACATCTACTACACCTTGATTGAGTTTCACGAATGGGCGAAAGATGGGAAATACATCATTTCAAACGAGCTATACAGGTCTGAAAGCTCTGAACAAGTAGGTGGACGTGTGCCTCTAGCTGAAGTCTACGAGGATCTAGAAGAACAAGTTGAACTTGACGGTCTAACTAGACCACTTTTTTCTTACTTGAAACCTCCTGGGATGAACAACAAGGACATCAATTCGCCTCTTGGTTTATCAATCTTCGATAATGCCAAGAGTACGATTGATTTCATCAATACCACTTATGATGAGTTCAAGTGGGAAGTCAAGATGGGCCAACGTCGAGTGGCCGTTCCCGAAAATCTGACAGAAACTAGAATGGTTAATCAGGACGGAGATGTCCAGCTTGTCAAGCGCTTTGATACTGAACAGAATGTCTACTTACGCTTATCTACTAACGACATGGATGGCGGAAGCATCACAGACCTGACGACAGCAATTCGAGCAGATGATTACATCAAGACCATCAACGAAGGCCTAGCGCTATTTGAAATGCTTTTAGGTGTATCAGCTGGAATGTTTACATTTGATGGGCAGAGCTTGAAGACTGCGACAGAGGTCGTTTCTGAAAACTCGGATACCTATCAGATGAGAAACAGTATTGTCAGCCTTGTCGAGCAATCCTTGAAAGAGTTGATTATCTCAATTTGCGAGCTTGGTAGTCTTTATGGATTGTATAGCGGTCCAATTCCTCAAATGGAGAAGATTGCAATCAATCTGGACGACGGAGTCTTTACTGACAAGAACAACGAGCTTGATTATTGGACTAAGGCTTTGGCCAGTGGCATTGTCAGCAAGGCTCACGCTATCCAGAAGGCTTTCAATATGTCAGAGGCCGATGCTAAGAAGATGATTCAGGCGATTAATCAGGAAACGATGGACACAGCCAACAGTCAGCGAACGCAAGAGGATATTGATATTTACGGAGAGTGATTAGATGCCAAAGAAGAGACCACCGATACAGTTCAATGACGAGCAACTGCTGCTTCAAGCAAGCAATGTCGCAGACATCTATCATCAGCTAGCCTTGGATTTATTTGATAACGTGGTCGAACGTGTGACGGAGCGTGGCACGGTCTATCTTGATAAGCAACCGTATATCTGGCAACTTGAGAAGATGCAACAGATGCACATGCTGAACGAGGAGAACCTGAAGCTAATCTCTAAATACTCTGGAGTCGCTGAAGAGCAACTACGCTATATCGTCGAAAATGAGGGTTTGAAGCTCTACACGGACACGAAGCAACAACTCATGGAAGATTTAGGGCGTGGATCTGCAGGAAATAGCAATCACATTCAAGAAATCCTTGCAGATTATGCAAGTCAAGCTGTCGGAGATATCCATAACCTAATCAATACAACGCTTCCTAAAGCCGTTATTGGGGCTTATCAAGGCATCATTGAACAATCTGTCGCTAGAGTTGTCACTGGCCTTTCTACGGCCGACAAGGCTATTTCTGACACGGTCATGAAGTGGCAAGAGAAAGGTTTTCAAGGTTTCAAGGACAGCGCTGGGCGTAACTGGAAAATTGACAATTATGCTCGGACAGTTATCAAGACGACAACCTATCGAACTTATCGAGAAATGCGAACGAGACCGGCTGAAGAGCTGGGCATTGATACCTTTTATTTTTCAAAAAAGGCGTCAGCTCGCAAGTCGTGCGCCCCTTTGCAGCATGAGATAGTAACGACTGGCCGGGCTAGAGTTGAACACGGCGAGAAGATTTTAGCTTTGTCAGATTATGGTTACGGTCGGCCTGAAGGGTGCCTTGGTATTAACTGCGGCCACATGCTAACTCCGTTCATCCCAGGAGCGAACTACAAGCCTGATTTAGGCGAGGACGTCGATTCGGTTAGCCCAGAGCAAGCGATGGATAATGCCAACGCAGAAGCCAAGCAGAGGGCGCTAGAACGGTCTATCAGAGCGAATAAGGAAAAGCTCCACGTCGCTGAGAAATTGGGCGATGATGACCTGATAAACAAGTACAAGAGCAAGATAGGCACTCAGAACGCTGCTTTGAAGGATTACATCGATAAGCACCAATTCCTAAAACGGGATGAGGCTAGAGAGAAATACTATGATGACCCATTTTCTCAAGCTCAAAAAGAAGTAAAACTCAGGAAGAAGATGTCAGAATATCACTACATCAAAGAGGATGAAATACCTGCATTTAAGAAAGTGGGTGGAAAAATAACAAAAACTGAGCGTGATGTTATCTATGCTCCAGACTTTGACAGTATGGGATATATAGCAACAAATAGGAGTTTTGATATTAACAGAGCGCTCAGAAGTAATGGAGTCATCCCACTCAGCAAAGAAGAAAACAAAGTGGTTTCAACGCTTGATAGAGTTATTGAAAGAAATAGAACACTGAAAAATATAAAAGTTAGTCGCTTTGATGATGGTAGTTACTTGAAATCAATCATTACTAGCAATGCTGACTTGTTGAAAAAATATGATAGTGTATCTGATATGCTGAACTCTGGAGAGGCTGTTTTCAGTAACGCCGCTTACACATCAACTAGTTATATTCCAAAATATAACTTTTTCAAAACTAGAAAAGTCAAAACCATCATCAACATTTCAAAGGATAGTAAAATATACTTTACAGATAATGACGCTGAGTCTGAAATTATCATACCAAGAAATGCAAAATATGATATAATTAGTATGAAAGAAAACAAAGGT